TGTCGTCGTAGGCGGCGTGGCGCCGGAGAACCTCCTGCGCCACCGGCTCGCGGCCGTCGACCGGCAGCATGGCCGAGAACTCCCGCAGGTCGCTCTCGCGCATGTTGCGCGCGACGTCGAGGATGTCCGACGGGGTGGCGACCTCAACCCGCACGGCCTTCGCCCCCGGCCGCCGAGAACGTCACGACCGTGGCGCCAAGCCGAGCCGCCGTGGAGCCGACGGTCTTGAACCGCAGGCTGAAATGCGTGCTCGAGCCCTGGGCGGCGATCCGCTCGTTCGGGTAGGTCGTCTGGTAGATCGTGGCGACCTTGTCGCTGGCCGCGGGGTCGCCCGGCTCCATCGCGACGCGGATCTCCCACGCGCCGGTGACGGCCGCGTCGATGCCCTCGAGCCGCTTGGGGGTCGTGGGGGAGCCGGCGTCGAAGTACGGCGTCCACGCCTCGGCCTCGGTCGCGTCGTAGGTGGGCGTCGAGCCGGTGCCGCCGTAGACGAAGACCTCGTCGCCGGCGCGCACGTAGACCTTCCTCGAGAAGACCACGGCGTCGTCGATCGAGAACGGCGTCCGCACGCCGCCGTTGAACCACGCCGGCAGGTAGGTCGTCCACGCGCTGACCTTGGAGCCGGGGAAGTAGCTGAACACGTAGATCTCGTCGAGCATGCACAGCCAGAACCGGCCGTCGCTGGGCTCGATGAGGCCGATGACCTTCTGCCGCTGGTCGGACGTGAGCGTGCGCAGCTTGGCCGTGATGAGGCTGTCGACGGGGACGCCGATGTCGCTCGTCGCCGCGGCATTGGAACTGTCGCGGGCCCGCAGCGAGCGCAGCCCGCTCTCGTCGAGGAAGAACAGGTCGGCGTCGCCGAAGTCGGTCACGGAGCGCGGGGAGGCCGTGCCGACGTTGCGCAGCACCTGGCGCAGCACGTTGTTGTTCGGGTCGCTGGCGAACTCCCAGATCTGGACGACGCGCTCGGCAAAGACGGCCACGAACTTCTGGTAGGTGGTCAGCGCGCTCAGGGCTTCCGATCCGGCGGCCTGCGTCGACATGTCGATGAAGAACGCGCCCGTCGTGTCGGTCGTCCAGCCGGTCGGCTTGGACAGCCCGGAGCCGTGGGCCGTCGACCCGGACACCGAGGTCATGCGGGTGCCGATCGTCTTGACGAAGGACCCGGGGGTGAAGGTCCCCGAGGCGTCGACGCCGCCGGCCAGCACGAGGCCGGCAGAGGGACTGACGGCGAAGCCGTTGGCCAGCGTGAAGGCGACGGCGCGGCCGTTGGCGGCCGTGCCCGCGGTCGCGGAGATGATGTTGACCGTGTCGCCGACCGCGGTGGCCGTGTAGTCCGGGCTCGAGACCGCGGCGTTGATGGCGTCGGCGACGGCCGTGGCCGTGGCGGAATTGCTCGTGCGCCAGGCGACCGACGACGAGGTGATCTGCACGCCGTTGACCGAGATGGTGACCGAGGACGCCGTGGCCTCGGCGCCGCCCGACATCGTCGTGACGCTGCCCACGGTGGCCGTGCCGCCGACCACGACCACGATGGCCTTGCCGTTCACCGCCGTGCCGGTCGTGGCGGCCGTGATGACGACGCTCTGGCCGACGCTGGTGGCCGTGTAGTCCGGGGTCGAGGCGAAGGAGTTGATGGCCGCGGCGACGGCCGCCGCCGTCGTCGCGTTGTTCCCGGTGTGGCCGACGGCGCCCGAGGTCAGCGCGACGCCGTCGATCGTCACCGAGGTGATCTGGTTGCCGGCGCCCGACGTGCCGCCGGTGATCTCGAACGAGCCGGTGGCCGCGACCGCGGGGATGATGCTCCCGCCAGACACCGCGAAGCTGGCCCTCGCGCGGCCGTCGAACCAGTCGGTGACGCGCGCGCCGTCGTAGTAGTGGTAGCGGCTGCCGTCCGCGAACTCGCCCACGGCGTAGATCTTGCCGGCGTAGAGGTCCCACGACGGGACGCGCGCAAGCGCAGTCGAGCCGTCAGGGTGCCGCAGGCGCTGGTAGGTGATGCCCGTCGGCATCGTCGGCTCCGGCCCGCTGCCGAAGGCCACGAGGCCCGTCGTGGTGTAGGCGAGGCCGACCGTGCCGGCCGGCAGGACGTGGCTGCGCACGAACGCAGCGCGCTTGTCGAACTCGCCGCCGCGCGAGATGTGGCCGTCGCGCCCGCGCACGAGGACGCCGCCGGAGGTCGTCTCCGGCATCCGCCTCGTGTCGAGCCCGCCCGTGAACTCCTTGAGCCAGAGCGTGGCCACGTCAGGTGTCCTTGCGGTAATAGACCGTCGGCGGCCCGCGCAGCTTGCGCCTGTCGTCGTCGGCCGCGCCGATGCCGAACATGCGGAACCGGCGCTCCTTCACCAGGTTGCCGGTCAGCTTGAGCAGGCGCCGGTTGGCGAGGTCGCTCTTGTAGCGGGCCAGCTTCTCGTCGGGGATGAACTCGACCGCGGCGAACAGCGCGAGCAGCCGGTCGTCGAGGTCGCAGATGTCGCTGTCCGCGACGAGCGGCCGGCACTTCCGGTAGGCGACGATCTTCAGCCGCCCCTCGAGGGACGTCGTGTCGGCGCTCTCGCTCGGCACCGGCCAGATTTCGACCTGCTCGTCCTCGTAGAGGCGCCAGTTGTGGACCGGCCACGACCGCTGGTCGCGGTCGGACTGGAACTGGGCGTATTCGCCGCGGCCGATCTGCGGTGACAGCGGGCGCCACTCGCCGGCGTCCATCACGAAGATCTGGTCGACCTTGTCGACGACGACGTCGTTCTTCGTGTTGCCGGCGACGTCCAGCGTGGTGGTGACGTCATAGAACCGCTGCCCGGCCTGGAGGTCGAGGTAGCGGTCGACGCGCAGGTGCGGCCAGTTGATGTCGTCGCAGAGCAGTTCCTGCACGCGCTGGACGGCCGACACCTGCGTGTCGCGGCTCTGCGCATTGTGCGCAGGATTGAGCGAAAGGCGCGCCTCGGCCCGCAGCAGGGTCAGAACATGGCCAAGGGTCTTGCCGCGCATCTAGCCCTCCGTCAGAGATCGCCGATACCGTCGTCCTCGTCGGCGGTCGCCGGCGCGGCCTTCGATGCCGCCTTGCGGCCGGTCTTCTTCGGGGCCGGCTCGGCCGCGACGCGCCCGGTGGCCTTGAAGAACTCCTCGGGCAGGCCGAGCTCGTCGATCGCCTCGAAGACGCGCGCCGCGGCGCCGGGGAAGAGTTGCTCGACGATCAGCTTGTTCTCGCCGTCGCGGGCTGGGTAGGTCTCGAGCAGGCGCCGGCGCTCCTCGCGGTTGTCGCGGGTGATGCTGCCGGTCGGCTCGATGTCGAACACGGCCTCGTCGCCGTGGATCGAGCGCAGGACCGCGATCTCCGCGGCGGTGACGCCCGCGCGCGGGACGGTGTTTCCGGTGTCGCCGCCAAGGGCGACCATGACGTTGGCTGTCTGCATTTCTGGGGCTCTCCTCGTGAAAAGTGCCGGGCGGCCCATCTCTGGGCCGCCCGGCTAGTCGTCAGACGGAGACGGACTTGCGGATGCGCAGGTTGATGAACCCGCGGCCTTCCGCGAAGGCCGTCACCGACGCCGCCTCGACCGACAGCTTGCTTGCCGGGGTCAGGACGTTCGCTCCGGTCGGCAGCGCGAAGGCGACGACAGCGCCCAGCGTGCCGCAGTTGGCCGAGGTCAGCGCGCAGGTCATGGCGGTGACGTCGGTCGTGCCGATCTCGAAGTTGAGCGTCGCGGCCCTGGCGGCCGTGGTGACGCGCTCCGAGACGACGAACTCGGCGTACTCGATCGTCCCGGAGACGCCGGGGCGGATCTCGGTGACAACGTCGCCGGCGCCGGTGATGGCCGCGAGGTTGACCGGGATCTGCATCACGATCGCCTCGTTCCCGTCCTGGCGGTCGAGCGTCAGGACGTAGGACGAGCCGGCGGCCCACGCCACGGTCGAGTTGTTGGTGACCGTGATGTTGGACGCGCCGAACGTCAGCCCGAGGGCCGACGCGCCGAGCACGTACTTGTCGTTGCCGTTGATGTGCAGCGCCGAGTTCGCGCCGGCGAGGCCGGTGTCGAAGTCGGCCTGCGAGGTGCCGCTCGGGTAGCTGACGGTGAACGTGCCGCCCGACGCGGCGACCGTCGACGCCAGGACGCCCTGGACGACGTTGTTCTGGTCGGAGATGTAGTGAGCCATAGGGGCTTGTTCCTTCGGAGGGTTGGGGGTTGAAGCACCGGCGGGGCGGCCAAAGCCGCCCCGCCTTCAGCGCGTCAGGCGATGTCGTAGACGCCGCTCGTGTTGAGCTGCTTCGCGATCATCACGCCCGTCATGGTGATGCCGTTGTACATCACGTAGCGGTCGTAGGGGCGCGCGGGGGAGTGCTTCTTCATGCGCTGGCCGTCCATGTACAGGAGGCGCACGCCGGTCCTGCCCATGTCGAGCCAGTACATGCGCTTCGCGAGCGACAGGCTGTCGAGCGAGGGGTCGTAGACGATGTCGATCCCCTTGAACTTCGCCTGGCTCATGCCGCCGTCGACGACGCCCTCCTGCCGGT